TCTTATAACACAATGATCAACCGTTATACTACAGCTTGCGAAAAGTTGTTCAATATACTTCCTAAAGAAGAACCGAAAGATACTGATGATGGATTCGATGAGTTCATGAGCAGACGATGACTTATTTAAAAACGAACCCAATTATTGAATATCATCAAAAGTTACAATCTAAAAAAGAAGTTGCTCCAGTAAAGATCATCAAGGTGTATCAGCACCTGGTAGATGACATCATCAAAAATGAAGAATCCGAATGGGAATTTGATATAGAAAAAGCGAGCCACGCAGTTGAGTTTGTTGAACGGTTTTGTAAACACTCTAAAGGTAAGCTGGGCGGAAAGCCATTCCTATTAGAATTGTGGCAACTTGCATTAGTTGCTGCAATTTTTGGGATAGTTCATAAAGTTGATGGATATCGAAAGTACCAGGAAGCTTTATTGATCGTAGCACGTAAAAACGGTAAATCAACAATAGGTGCTGCAATTGCCTTATACTTGCAAATTGGTGATGGGGAGTTAGGGCCTGAAATATACGCTGTTGCTACAAAGAAAGACCAGGCTAAAATTATCTGGTTAGAAGCTAAGCGTATGGTTAAGAAGTCACCTGTACTCAAAAAGCGAATTAAACCTCTCGTTTCTGAAATGGTTTCTGACTTTAACGATGGAACATTCAAACCATTAGGTCGCGATTCCGAAACTATTGATGGTTTAAACGTTCACGGAGCTACTTTTGATGAAGTTCATGCTTGGAAAGACATGAATATGTATGACGTAGTTGTGGACGGTACTTCTTCTAGGGATAATCCTTTAATATTTATTACGAGTACAGCTGGAACAGTCCGAGAATCTGTTTTCGATAGACTCTATGATGAATGTGAAATGGTGATTAACGGTTACGGGGATCCAGATGGATATAAAAACGAAAGACTACTCCCGATAATTTATGAACTGGATAAACGTAGCGAATGGACCGATGAATCCAAGTGGAAAAAAGCTAACCCTGGACTAGGTACCATTAAAAAAATAGATACATTAAGGCAAAAGGTCAATAAAGCCAAAGCTAACCCAATGCTTGTTAAAAACCTTGTTTGTAAGGACTTTAATATCCGGGAAACGAACGGTGAAGCTTGGCTGACATTCGATCAGTTAGACAATCAACAGAAATTCGATATTACAGAACTGAAACCGAAGTACGGTATAGGCGGTGCTGACTTAGCAAGTACCACCGACTTAACCTGTGCTACGGTTATTTTTATGCTTCCAGAAGATGAAAACATATACGTTGAACAAATGTATTGGTTACCAGAGGAGCTGTTAGATAAACGAATCCAAGAAGATAAGATACCTTATGACAAATGGGTAGAACAAGGATACATGCGATTGAGTGAAGGAAATAAAGTTCACTATCGTGATGTAACAGCTTGGTTTGTTGAAATGCAGCAAGAAAAAGATATATACATTCCTTGGAGTGGTTATGACGCATGGTCAGCCACTTATTTTGTAGAGGAAATGCAGAATTACTTTGGTAAAGAAAGTATGGAAGCTGTGCAGCAAGGTAAGAAAACGTTATCCAGTCCTATGAAGTCATTAGGAGCTGACTTGGAAAGCGGTAAGATCATTTATAACAACAACCCAATATTAAAATGGTGCCTTTCTAACGTATCTATTGAGGTTGATAAGAACAATAACATTCAACCGATTAAAGGAACTAATACAAAGAAACGTATAGATGGATTAGCCAGCCTTTTAGATGCTTACGTAGTTTTAGAACGACATTTAGACGATTACAAATCGATGATTTAAAGGGGGTGGTTACTTGGGTTTGTTTAACTGGTTTAAAAATAAAACCACTACAGTATCAGAATACAAAATGATTACGGATAATGGCGGTGGATATTACTCCTGGAATGGGAATTTGTATCATTCCGATATTGTAAGATCTGCTATTCGTCCTAAATCACAAGCAATAGGAAAAGCGGTAGGGAAACACATACGTAAAGCAGCGGAGAAAACAGATGTTAATCCTAACGTTTACATGAAGTTCTTATTAGAAGAACCAAACCCTTATATGACAGGGCAACAAATGCAAGAGAAGTTGGTAACGCAACTGGAGCTTAATAATAACGCATTTGCTTATATTAATCGTGATGAAAATGGTTACCCAATTGAAATATATCCGATCACAGCCATTTCTAGTGAAGCCATTACAGATGATAATGAGCGTTTGTATTTACGATTCACATTACGAAACGGAAGAACAGTTACATTCCGTTATACTGATGTGATCCACCTCAGAAAAGATTTTAATGAGAACGAGATTTTCGGCGATTCTCCAGCAGAAGCCCTGTCTTCATTAATGGAAATCGTGAACACTACAGATCAAGGTATTGTGAAAGCAATAAAGAACTCTAATATCGTTAAATGGTTGCTTAAGTTTAATCAGACATTACGTCCTGAGGATTTAAAAGCTCAAACGAAACAATTCGTTAATGACTATCTGAATATGGAGAGTGACACAGTAGGTGCTGCTGGTACAGATGCGAAAATGGACGCTATTCAAGTAGAGCCGAAAGACTATGTACCTAATGAAAAACAGATGAATAAAACAGTGAATCGAATTTTCTCTTTCTTTAATACAAATGAAAAGATTATACAAGGTAGTTATACAGAGGATGAGTGGATCTCTTATTATGAATCAGCAGTTGAACCTGTTGTCATTCAAATGAGTGGAGAGTTTTCAAGGAAGTTATTTAGTAGGAGAGAACGAGCCTTTGGAAACAAGATTGTGTTTGAATCTTCCAATCTAACATTTGCATCAATGAGTACAAAGTTAAAGTTAGCTGACTTTGTGGATAGAGGTATTATGACACCAAACGAAGTAAGGGAAGTTCTGAATATGACTCCTTTAGAAGGTGGAGATGAACCGATTAGGCGTTTAGATACCAGGCCTACAACAGAATGATTGAGAGGGGGTGAGTAAGTGAAGAAGATACACATAAAAGGACCTATTATTTCTAATAACGATCAATGGATTTATGATCTGTTTGACATTGAAGCGACAAGCCCTAAATTAGTTGACGATCAATTAGCCGATGCAAATGGTTCAGAGGTTGAAGTGATTATTAATAGTGGTGGAGGTAGCGTGTTTGCTGGGTCAGAGATTTACACATCACTTAAAGATTATGCAGGCACCGTAACAAATAAGGTTGTAGGTTTAGCTGCAAGTGCTGCATCTGTTATCGCTATGGCTGGTGATAAATTGTTGATGTCACCCACAAGTCAAATGATGGTTCATAATGCTTCTGTTGTAACAGCTGGAGATTATCGGGATATGGACCATATGTCAACGGTATTAAAAAACGTAAATCAGACCGTAGCTAATGCTTACAAGTTAAAAAGTGGTATGTCGGATGAAGATTTACTCAAAATGATGGATGATGAAACTTGGCTCACTCCGCAACAAGCGCTAGAGAATAATTTCATTGATGAAATTATGTTTGAATCAAACGAGCCAAAGTTAGTAGCCAGCGTAAATGACCAAGGCATGTTACCTGATGAAGTAATCAACAAAATTAGAAATATGAAAGAAACTTTTAATCCGGTTCAATCAGAGGAACAACCCACTGATAATGAATCGGATATTTTAAATGCGAAGTTAAGCTTATTAAAACTTAGAAAGGTTGATGATGAATGAATAAAGAACAATATTTAGCAAACCGCAAAAGCATGATGGAGGAAGCTGAATCTTTACTTGCAGAAGGTAAGAATGATGAAGCTAACGCAAAAATGAAAGAGATCGAGAAGCTAGATAATGATTGGGAAGAAGCTAAGGTTACGAATGCTAACCTGAACGCACTAAAAGACAAGGAAAAAGGTCTTGATCTTGAAAACCAATCTGAGCATGTGAAGGGCGGCAAGCAGGTGGATAATCTAAACGAGCCTAAAGTTTCTGATGAACAAGAAATTTACAAGAACGCCTGGGCTAAACAAATGATGGGCAAGAAAATTGAAGACAATGAAAAAGAGGTTTTCGATAAAGTTAACGCTGAGTTCAATAATGCATACACGCACGATACAGGAAACACTGGTATCCTTATTCCTGAAACCGTCGCACAAGGTATCTTCAAACGTGCTGAGGAAATGTACCCTCTTTACGCTGATGCAAAGAAATATGCGGTGCAAGGTAAACTGACGATCAAGAAACACAACTCTATTGATGCTGGAGATGCTGCTTGGTATGACGAAGCGACTGCTACAGCTGATGAACAGAACACATTTGGTGAACTAAGCCTTGATGGCCATGAGCTTTCTAAATCTGTTACAGTATCTTGGAAACTTAAATCCATGGCTATGGATGAATTTATTCCATACATCATCAATGAACTTGGTGAGCGTGTTGGAGTTGCATTAGGTACAGCTGCAGCGCAAGGTACGGGTACAGGTCAACCACATGGAGTAGAAACTGTTTTACTTGCACAATCTGGCACTCCACAAGTTGTAACTTATGATCCCGAAGCATCTACTCCAGATCCATTAGCATATGAGGACTTAACAAAGGCGATGAGTCTTGTGCATTCTTCATATTTGAGCGGAGCTGCAATCTATGCAAACAACGAAACAATTTGGAACGAATTAGCTAATCTTAAAGATGATAATGGCCGTCCTCTATTTATCCCTGATGTAACAGAGGATAGTGTAGGTCGCATTTTTGGACGCAAAGTTAAGCCTGATGCCGGAATTTCTAGTGGTTCTATCGTTATCGGTAATGCTCGAAAAGGTCTTGTATTCAATACAAACGAACCGTTCAGCGTAGTAACAGAAGATCATGCTAAAGCTCGTACTACAGACTATGTTGCTTATGCAATCGTTGATGGCGATGTACTTGATGAGAAGGCTTTTGCTTTAATCCAAAACGCGCCTAACGCATAAGGAGGAGATTTAATTGTCACACAAAGTAATCCATCGTTTTCGCGATAAAAACTCTTATCAATTTTATGACAAAGGTGATTCGTACTCTCATGAAGATGAGGAACGGATCGCTTTTTTAATTGAGGAAGGTTTCCTGGAAGGGGATCAAACTAATGAAGATCCTCAAGAAAATGGAAAAGAAGAAAATCCAGTAGATGATCAACCTCCACAAGTGAATGAAGAGGATAATTCAGGTGAAAAACCACCTTCTCAAGAGGAAAATGATGAAGGAGAAAGATCAGAGTTCCCCAAACACGCAGGCGGCCCAAACTTTTTACTTTCGAACGGGGAAAAGGTTCAGGGCAAAGAAGAAGCGATTAAAGCTCAAGCAGAGCTAGAAAAGGCTGAGGAATGATGATTGAAGATGTAAAGAAAGCATTGCGTATTAGTTCCTCTAATACTGCTTTTGATACAGAAGTTCAAGATTTAATAGATGGCGCTCGACTGGATCTACAACAGTCGGGCGTTTCCTCTGTTAAAGCAAATGATGATGAGGATGCTCTCGTTAAACGCGCGATCACAACTTACGCAAAAGCGCAATTTGGTTATGATAACCCTGAAGCTGAAAGGTTTCAAAAATCATATGAAATGCTCAAACAACACTTAAGCCTAGCTGGTGATTACAATGCGACACAATGACATTATTGATCTACTAACTGTAACGTACACCACTGATCCAATAGGTAATCAAATAGAAACCGAAACACCACGCACTATATTTGCAAACGAGTTTGGTGTTAGTTCGTCTGAATTTTATGATGCAGCGACTCAAGGATTAAAACCCGAAAAGCAATTTGAGATATATTCTTTTGAATATCAGAATGAAACGAAACTCACACATGAAGGGACAGAATACCGCATCATTCGCACACAGAAGAATGGAGAAAAAATGCGCCTGACATGTGAGAAGGTGCTTGCTGATGGATGATATTTCAAAAGAAATCGCAAACGCATTAGCTGAGTACACGGATGAAGTAACAGAAGGAATTGAGGAAGCAAAAAAAGACGTTTCTAAAACAACCGTGAAGAAATTGAAAGTTAAAAGTCCTGAGCTTACCGGTGATTACGCAAAAGGTTGGCGAGCGAAAAAAGTTGGTAGCAATTATGTGGTGTACAACAAAACGGACTATCAGCTAACTCACTTACTGGAATACGGACACGCCTTACGTGAAGGTGGCCGAGTGAGAGCTATACCACATATACGTCCAGCTGAGGAAGAAGCGATTGAGGAGTATGTAGAACGAGTGGAAAGGGTGATTAGAGGGTGACATTAATCGAATTAAAAAGCTTATTAGATCAATCTGGCTACCCTGTAGCCTATTCTCATTTCAATAGCCCTCCAAGCCCTCCATATATCATGTATTTAGTCGCTTTTTCTTCTAATTTTCACGCAGATAATCAGTCTTATGTCAAAATCCAAAACGCTCAAGTTGAATTATATACCGAATATAAAGATTTAGAAGCGGAACAAGCGCTTGAAGATGTGTTAGATCAGAACGATATTCCGTATGACACAACGGAAACGTTTATTGAAACCGAACAATTATTTCAAAAAGTTTATGAAATTGGAGTGATATAAATGAGTGGTAATAAAGTGACCTTCGGATTAAATAATGTACATGCAGCGCCTTTTACAGTATCCAATGGTGTCATTGAGTATGATAAACCTTTTCCTTTGCCTGGTGGCGTGGAACTTTCCTTAGAACCACGTGGGGACATGACACAATTTTATGCTGATGATATGCTTTTCTATTCAGCGCAAAACAACCAAGGGTATGACGGTACATTATCTGTAGCAAATATCACTGAACAGTTTGCTGTAGAGGTACTAGGCGAGGAGAAAGACAGTGAGAATGGACTACTAACTGAGAAATCAGATGCAAAGCCGAAAAACTTTGCTTTACTATTTGAATTTGATGGGGATAAGAAAGCGACTCGCCACGTGCTATATAATTGCACAGCGAATCGCCCAACGGTTTCTTCTTCAACGAAAACGGGATCAGTAGAGCCGAGTCCGAACGAGTTAACGTTTATCTCTAGCCCACGTGAAACAGATAAAGCGGTTAAAACGAAAACAACGGTAAACACCCCGCAATCAGTTTATGATGGATGGTACGATGCTGTTTACGAAGTTAATGCAGATACTACACCACCAACCGTAACCGTAAGCCCAGCAGATGAAGAAACTTCCGTATCAGTAACGACTAATATTGTATGGACGTTCTCAGAAGCGATTCGTCAGGCTGATGTGAACAGCGGTAACTTCTTTGTGAATGATAGTGGTGCGGGTGTACAAATTGACGGTTCCCTATCCCTTAATTCTGACCAAACAGAAGTTACATTCACACCTGATTCTGACCTTGCGGCGGCAACCGAATTTACAGCCATTGCTACCCAGAACATTAAAGACCTTGCGGGCAATAGCCTAGAACAAAATAGCGTAACGAACTTCACGACTGCATAGGAGGGTGATCTGATTGGAAAAAACATTAACAATTGACGGTAAGCAAGTATTATTTAAATCAACAGGTGGAACAGCGCGTCGATACCGTAATCAGTTCGGAGAAGATTTATTTGCTGATTTAATGAAAATGTCTCCCTTAATGGAAATGAAAGAAAAAGGATTAAGTACAGCTGATTTGAACCGTGAAGCATTGCAAATCATAGACTTTTCGGTTTTCGAAAATATCTCATGGGCTTTAGCTAAAACAGCAGACCCAGAAATACCGGATCCTGACACATGGTTAGATGGTTTTGATGAATTTCCGATAATGGACATATTCCCTGAATTGCAAGATTTGATTGAGAAGTCGTTACAAACAAAAAAAAAATAAACCAAGAGAAAGAATCGGACGGTGATCCCCTCACTGCCGATTCTTTTTTAGTTACATGTAAAGCTGCGGGTTTGAATTATGAAGACATTGAAAATATGACCATTGGATCGTGCCTAGATTTTATTGAGGAGTATGTTAGGCAGAACAAACCAGAGGAGCAGAAAGTTAGACAAGCCAAACAATCTGACTTTGATGCCTTCTAAGGAGGCAAGATCATGGCTAAACGAATCAAAGGTATAACCATAGAGCTTGATGGCGAAACAAAAGGATTAGACAAAGCGCTAAAAGGTGTAAACAAGCGAAGCCGAGATTTGCAGTCAGAGCTCAAAGACGTAGACAAACTCCTAAAGTTCAATCCTGGTAACAGTGACCTTATCGCACAGAAACAAAAATTACTTGCCGATCAAGTAGAAAATACATCAGAAAAATTAGACCAACTCCAAAAGGCGAAAAAAGATGTAGATAAGCAATTCAAAGAAGGTAAGATTGATGCTCAACAGTATAATGCGTTCCAGAGAGAGATCGTTGAAACGGAAAGCAAATTAGACCACTTTGAACAGAAGTTACATGAATCAACTAGCAAATTACACAAGTTCGGGAAAGCTGCCAAAGAAACAGGCAGTAAAATGAAGGGTATCGGTCAAGGTATGAAAGATGTAGGCGGTACTATGACTGCATCTATGACAGCTCCTATTGTGGGTGGAATGTTTGCTGTTACCGAAAGTACAGAGGAGTTTAGAGAAACTCTGGCACGACTTGAAACCAACGCTGAGAATGCTCAACTAAGCACGGGTAAAATGAAAGAACAACTCACTGAATTATCAGGCGTGAATGAAGATGCGAATGCAAACGTTGAAGCACTCTCGAATTTAATGGCTTCTGGATTTGACGAACAAGGAATGACTCAAGCAGTAGAAGCGTTAAGTGGTGCTGTTGTAAAGTTTCCAGATACGATGAAAATAGAAGGCATGGCTGATGGATTGCAAGAAACCCTAGCAACCGGTGAAGCCATTGGTCCATTCGCTGAATTGTTAGAACGTATGGGCATGGACTTAGATGAATTCAATAAAGGGTTGGAGAAAGCAGAAGAAAACGGCAACGCTCAAAACTATGTATTGCAAACTTTAGCAAAAACAGGGCTTGCAGAAGTCAATGAAAAGTACCGTGAAAACAACGAAGAGCTTGTGGAAGCAAGAAAGAGTCAAGCCAAATTCCAACAATCCATGGGTAAATTAGCTGATGTTTTGCAACCGATTGTAACTAAAATCACAGATAAAGTCCGTGAACTAATTGATTGGTTCAATAATCTTAGTCCAGAAGGTAAAAAGGTCGTTGGAATAGTAGCAGCTATAGCGGCGGCCATGGGGCCACTTATCGCTGTAATCGGTGTTGTTATTTCCGCAGTAGGCGGTCTTATATCCATAGCGGGCGCATTAGGGGTAGGATTGGCTCCACTCATAGGCATAATTGCTGGTGTTGTCGCAGCTATTGGGGTGTTGGTCGCTGGGTTTGTGCTTGCCTATAACAAGTTAGATTGGTTTAAGGAAATGGTCGATGAAGTGTGGGCGTTCATTAAGGAGTCATTCCAGAACGCATTAGACTTCATTACAGCCTTATTTAAAGGTGACTTCGAAGGGATGAGAGAAGCAGCAGAAAATCAAATGAATCTCATTCAGAGCTTTCTAAAGAAGATATGGAAAGGGATTCAGGATGTTTTCTATGCTTCACTTAAATGGATCTCTGATAAGTTGGGGTTAGACTTTAAGGAAATGAAGAACGTTGTAGATAAATACTTCAATATGGCTTTGGGGATTATCAAAGACGTTTGGGGATTCATCGAAAATAGCTTTAAGAACAGCTTGAAATTTGTGAAGTCACTCCTAACGGGCGATTTTAAAGGAATGAAAGACGCGGTATCTGATCAAATGGATAATATTTGGTCAACGATTGAGAGTATCTGGGGGAAAGTTATGGACTTTTTCCGAGATATTGACCTTCGATCAATCGGGCAAGACATCATGCAAGGCATGGTGAATGGAATTAAAGATAAAGCAGCTGATATTGCGAATGCTGCCAAAAACGCCGCAAGTGGAGCTATAAATGGAGCTAAAGATATGTTAGGTATTCACTCCCCATCCCGGGTATTCAGGGAAATAGGTGAATACAGCGGAAAGGGTTTAGAGCTAGGTATGAAGTCTATGGGAAACCGAGTGAAACGAGCAGGTGAACAAATGGCGCAATCATCTATACCAACTACACCGAACGTTCAAAGTAACGGAAGTGGTCAAAACGTAGGAAATGCTGGAATAACTCAACACATTACTGTAAACAGCCCGCAACCAATATCACCAAGTGAAACAGCTCGCAAAATGAAGCAAGCGCAAAGACAATTAGCTTTAGAATGGTAGGTGATAGATAATGAGACGGTTAACTTATGAGAATAGTAGAGGTGAGTCCATCGTATTTTATCTATCACCTTTACTCATTACTTCACTTAGCGGCACAGGAGAAGTTGAAGCTGATTTACAAAGTCAAAAATCACCTTTTCAAGATGGAGTAACTCATATTGATACTCTTTTAGAACCGAGATTCTTAGAGATGGAAGGGGCAATTTTGGACCCTGATCTAATAGAAATTAAAAAGTATAGAGAAAGAATCCTTCAAGTTTGCAATCCTAAGTTGGGTGTAGGTAAGTTAACTCTCGAATTAGATGGAGACTTAAAAGTAAATTATGGGATATTAGATGGTACACCCGTATTTCCGGATAGAGGTAAAAACTCACATCAGACTTTTTTAATAACATGGAAATGTCCGAATCCTTATTGGTTGTCACCTTCTATTGAGACTGAACCTACCTTTGAACCTCTTTTCTCATTTCCCTTTAGTGGGACATTTGAAATGGGAGTGCAAAGAGATAGGAGAATGATCAATAATGATGGTGATGCTCCTTCTCCATTAGAAGTGGAGTTTCATGGCCCAGCTACCAACCCAAAAATAACGAACAATACGACTGGCGAGTATATCAAGGTGAATCAGACATTAGGCGAAAACGAGATCATGAAGATTGACACTACTCCTGGTAAGAAAACTGTGTACTTCATTGAAGAAGATGGAACCGAGCGCAATGTGTTTAATTGGATTGACCTAGAAAGCACATTCTTTCAATTAGTTATTGGAGAAAACGAAATCCAATACACAGCTGATAATGATATACAAGGTGCTGAAGTTAATATGTATTATCAGAAACGTTATGTAGGTGTATAGAAAGGGTGAGAAAATGGAAAAGTATAAGTTTTTTAATAGCACAGACACCGATACAAGGCAGTATCAAGCTAGTGACTTTGCTGACTACTTTGGTGAAGTGTTATCTACCGGATTGCTCCATATGGACGGAGTACCAGGGCTACAAGTTCAATGTGATGGCAATGATCTTACTACTTATGTAGAACCAGGTAGCGCCATTATGAAAGGTCATTTGTACGAAAACACAAGCAGCATAACTTTAGAGCACGCTGTACCAGAAGCGACATTAGACCGCATTGATCGCATTGTACTTCGGTTAGATTTACGAAATCAGAGTAGATTTATTAAGTTATTTGTATCTCAAGGAACAGCTGATGAAAGTCCTGTACCTCCAACACTACAAAGAGATGAGTTTATTTATGAATTATCGCTGGCCCAAATAAGAGTTAGAGCAAATACAAGTTCATTGGATCCGAATGATTTAGTTGATGAAAGATTAGATAAAGATGTATGCGGGTTGGTTACTTCTTTATTATCACCAGTTAGTCAAAGTGAAATGGATGATTTGGAACAACAATTTACGACGCATCAGGCGAATGATGCGAACCCACACAACGTCACAAAATCCCAAGTTGGACTAGGAAACGTTACAAACGATCAGCAAGCGACTAAACAAGGGTTTGATAACCATGCAGCTGATGATACGATACACATTAATCATACTGGTACGACAGCACCTTCCACTCCTGAAACGGGAGATTTATGGTTAGATACGAGTAACAAAATGCTAAAACGCTATAATGGATCTTCATGGGTTGAATATGGAGGTAAGGTTAAGAGTGTTAACGCTAAAACCGGAGATGTGGTATTGAAAGCATCAGATATCGAAACTTCTTCATCTGGAGTAATGGTTCAAGAGGAAATTGATAATTTAAAGTCATCTGTCAGTAGTGGGAAGCAAGACGTAGACACCGCCATTACTGACAAAGGCGGGTCGGTGTCTGATGCTGACGGGGACGGGGTTCCAACATTTAGTGAATTAAGCGAGGGCGTAAATGAATTACGAACAATAGGTCAGCTTAGTAACCATGAGAATACCCAGCATGAATATGATGGCATTAGTATTTTACCTAATGGGAATTATATTTACCCCGACTTTGGAACAATGTATTCAACCGAAGTGGAAATCACAATTTGGGATTCTAACGGAAACCAAGTCGAAAACTACACTATTTCAGGATTACCTAGTTACGGAGGAGGAATTATGGTTAACCCTGAATACTTTGCTTATGTGGATTCAGACGATGAAAACGTGTTTATTTATGATTATGACGGGAATCAGATAGGATCAACATCATTTAGTGGGTCACCAAATTATTGTTGGGATATTAGACAAACCGATAACGGCGATTGGCATATGTTATACAGCGTAGATGACGGTGGTTCAATTTATATACGGGAAAATGGAAATACTTTATACTCATTCTCCATTAGCGGGGATGTATCAGGTAAATCGGTCAAATATCTATCAAATGATTTAATTATATTACATGTAATGGATGATTCTGGAG